ATGGCCGCTAACCAACTTGTACAAGCTCGTATTGATGGCGCGATAAAAGCAGAAGCGTCCGTCGTGTTGGCGGCAATGGGGCTAACCGTGTCCGATGCCGTTAGGCTCATGTTGACCAAGGTGGCGCAAGAACACGCTTTGCCGTTTGATCCTCTTATTCCCAATGCCACTACTATCGCCGCCATGATGGAAGCTCGGGGCGGCGATTTGCCGCGTGTTACCACCATTGAAGAATTGAAAAAATCATTACATGCGGGCGATTGAATGGACTGGTCAATTTAAACGTGACTTCAAGCGCGAGAGTAAAGGCCAGTATCGCGCTACGCTTGATGACGATTTGTTCCCCGTTGTGGATTACCTCGCAAACGATCAGCCGCTTGAATTGCGTTATGGTGACCATCCTTTATTTGGAAATTGGAAAGATCACCGAGACTGCCATATCAAGCCTGATTTGGTGTTGATCTACCAAAAATCGGACAATAGCCTATTGCGGCTTGTCCGGCTCGGCTCGCATAGCGAACTCGGGCTTTAGTTATTCCTGCATGATTTCCACCAGCCCGCGCATAAAGCCCATCTTTGCGTTATTCTTGGTCTGGCTCTTGTGAAAATTCAATTCCGCCTCGAGCTTCTTCAACTGGTGTTCAAGCCCAGGTATTCGGCTTGCAGCGTTAGAGATCAGATAAAACCCATGTAATTCCTGTGCAGCATATCCCGTTGCGCCGTCGAGTGGATACAGTCGTCCGTCTTTCCCGAAGTAGCTACCGCCCCATGTGCCAAAGCCTTGCGGGATAATCCCGTAAATAAATAAGGTAATCCCCCGGCTTTGCCGGGGGACTCACTAGGTTTGACCGAGCGCTACGGTCAGCCTGATTCTTCTGACTCGATCAAAAGTTAGGAGAATCAAATGAAAGAGTACCAGAGTCTTTGCCATACGAAGTGGGATTGCAAATATCACGTGGTGTTTATCCCGAAGAGGCGAAAGAAACTGATATTTGGAGCGATTCGAAAGAACCGCCCAAAATAGGGGAAAAGCGCATTCGTAATTTTCGCCAAAAAGCGGCGCAATTTTTTATAAGCAACTTCGCATAATGGGCGATTACGAAAAACGAGCCACGGCATGATTTGACGATAAACAGACACATTCCAGAACCCGCTTTAATGCGGGTTTTTTTATTTCCAGAATTTCGACAGGATTTCACGGCATTGACTTTCGCCGGGCTCCATGATATGGCGGAATTTTCTTGCGGGCGTTCCGTCCTCGCTACGCTCCGGGCGGTACGTCCTCAAAAAATCCCACCCGCCATAGGCTCCAACTCTCTGCCACGCGCCATGAATTCGCCGGGATACGGGGAAAAATAAGCTGACGCTCATTTTTGGTCTACCGACCCGGCCCCTACCGGCTCACCCCGAGCAATGCTCGGGGCTACGTTCATTATGGCGCTGAACACGTCGAGCGAAACCCCGTTCCCCTCTCGGGAGAACGGCGCTCAACTACGGGATTTAAGGGGGAAGAGGATAACGACAGGCAACCAATGAAAAACAACGAATCATATTTTCTGAACCTGCAAGATAAGCAATATCTCGGTTTTGCTGGTGTCACTGGATTTGCTATGCAGCCATTCCGGGATGAAGGCAAGGCCATTACTGTCTTGGCTATTCTTTTCTTCGGTCAAGCCACCCAAGATAATGAATTCCTCATCTTTGGCCGTTACGCTGGTGGTGATTTCGCGCTTAATCAGGGTGGGGCTATTGTTGACGCCGGTAGTCGTGGCCACGAAGCTGGATAGCTGCTGGTTAACCGTCAAATCTATCTGATTTTCTCGCACTTCGGGCATGAGCGAGAGAATAACGCCGGACGGCTTGTAGCTGACAGATTGCACAGAGGTGCCGTTGGGCTGTAATTGCACCGCGCCGAGGATAGGCACATCGGCGCCGGCTGAGAAGCGAGCCGTTGCGCCAGATTTGACCCGCAGATTCGGGCTAGAAAGAGTCTTGAAACGGCTATCCGTTGCAAGCGCGCTAGCCACAGCATCCAAGCCGATTGACCCGGCGTTATGGAGCGTGATGGCATTGCCGAGGTTTTTTTGAATACCGGCAGTGATTCCGAGGCGACCCCCGAGAATATTGAGGGCAAGGCCATAAGCAGATCCGTCAGTTTTGTTCGTTGATACCTCATAAACGATCCCTTTCACAGTTATCTCGCCTTGCGGCTGGTCAATTTGAGCGAGTATTTTTTTCAACAAGTCAATTTCACGTTGCGGGCCTTGGAAAATAAGGGTGTCGGGGTCTTTGTCGATGGCGCTTTGCGCAGTGTGGCCGGTATCGGATTTCTTGTCTTGGAGAGCGCCTGTCGAGGTCGAAAGCGATTCGACCGCGGGAGACTGAACGGAACGCCGGGAAGTGAACGAACCTTCCTTGAAAAGCGCCGAGGATAGATCAACCAGATAACCGGTTTTACGGTACTTCGGGCGGTAGTGGAATATCTCGAAAGCGTCATCGGCTTTGCGCTTGCGGATGAAGTTCACGCCATTGATTTTTTCCGCCTTGTAGCCTTGCTGTTGCAGAACACTGGCAAAGGCTAGGCTGGCGGTTTTCTTGGTCAGGCCGCGAAGGTTGGAAGAAATTGCCGTTTCATCCTTGAGCAAGTCGGCTTCGAGGATGTAATTTTCCGAGAGGATTTCGCCGTAGACAATCTTTGCCAGTTCGGAGATTTTCAGGGGAACCGGGAAATTCAGGTCGAACAAATCAGCGGCATGGTTGGCCATTGAAACGGAAAGCAGTAAAAGCATTACTGCGAATATCATAAAATACCCTTCGAAGTTGCGCCACCCGACCAACTATTAAACTTTTCGCCGTCAATCATGATTTGCATCGTTGCCGTAGGCTGGACAGCAGGAACCGGCGAGAAATAACGATAATTGCCGCTACCATCGACCAGCAGAAAGACCGGGTAGCCTTGTTTCATGTATTTGCCGACGATGCGCCAAGCAGAAGAAGCCGAGACGGCTTTTTGTGGTGATGATGAGGGCGGAACGCTGCCGGCCGGCACCGTCGATTTTTCACCCTGGGCGATCTTGGGTTGGTCGGGTTTGTCGCGGTTGAAAAAGTGCTTCAGTTGATAACCGCCAACGATCGTCAGGACGATGATTGCGGCTATCGTGCCGCCGACCTTATACCAAATTTTGCGGCTGGAAAATACGTTCTGGCGCTTGTCTGTTGCCTGTTCAGAACCGACACCGCCCTTGTAGGAATGATAGAGCGCGTAGACCTCTGGGTCATATTTCAACGGCCCAATCTTGTCGTATTCCTTGGCGCGGAGATTGGTTTTACGGTGCAGGAAAACCACGTAGTTGTTGGTTAAACCGACCTCCTTCAGCTTCTTCGTGTAATAGGTGGTTTCAACCTTGGATTTTAGGCGGCGATGTAATTCCGTGACATCGGGATCAATCACCACCAGATCGCATGTATGACCTTGCGCGTTGACAAAATGCCGATGTTCGTTGATGAACTTAGCGTGATTCAGGTGTATTTTTCCACCGCCGTACCAATAGCGGCTAGCTTCGTCGATGATGACCAGTTCACCGGGCTGGACGTTGTAGTCTTCGGGCGGCAAATCCTCGTCGAAAGGGAAAAAGTTTTCCTGCTCGGGTGCCGATTTATCAATGATACGAATGACGCCAAGGCAGATGATTTTGTCGAGCTTGGCTTTGGTCAGGCAGTAGGCATAAATCGCATCAATATCCAGTCCGGCAATATTGGTACAGATCGAACGACCGGCCGTGATCGCCGGAATGATGACGTGCAGGACAACGGAATAGGTTTTTCCGCTACCCACATCGCCAGTGTAGGCGGCGATTGGCATTAGCGGACGTTGAGAAAGGGAACGCGGCGCAGAATAAACAGCGTCACGGCAACGGAAAGCAGGGCAGGCAATCCTACGTCAAGACGGGCGAAGTCGAGGAAGTACCAGACACCAGGCGACAGGCTGCTGAATGCGGTGGTCAGGACGTTGACACCGAGGAAGCCACCGGCCAGATCGAAAAACAGCGGGATCATCATGGTGATGACCAGATAGACCACGGCGAAGATGATGAATTTCGCCATGACTTCGCGGAATAGCCATGCACCGAAGGCGGCAAATAAAGGGTTCATGTCGTCAGGCCATCAGGATGAGAAAGAAGGGCAGCACCGACCACAAAAACATGAATATCGTGCTGATCTGGGCGCGGAATTGTTCAAACATGTCACACATGGGGGAAAAGCTGATCGTTGCGACCGTGGCATGGGTGACGGGGTTTTTAAAATCAAATGATCCAGCGGGGCAGGTTGAGGTATGCGCCGGGAGCGTCCAGCCTTTGATTGCGCCAAGTAGCGGAAAATTGTTTATGTTCAGGGCGGCTTTTATTTCTGAATCGGTGCGGCTGGTTGGGTCTGTACCTTCGACGGTTTGGCCAAGAATGTTACCGGCATCGGTTGCGCAAGCAGGAAAGCCGGGCGAGCCGCATTGACCGGATGTAGTCGCGCCACCCAGAGGGCCACCCGGAGCACCGCCAGTGCCGCCACCAATGCCGCCAACATCGGTGCAGATTCCATTGATATTTATCAGAGGCGCAGAACAAAGACCGTTAGGGTTAGGCGGCTGATTGACTTGACCTGTACTGGCGGTATCGGCAACACAAACCGGGCCGATCCCTCCACCAAAAGCGACTTCATGCGTGCCGGGCGAACACGAAAGCGAGTTAGGAATGCAGGATGGGGGGTTGCCATTATCGTTATGAAAACCCGCACCACAACCACCACCGGGACCAATACCGGGCGATGTATCGCCAAGCGTGGTACGGCAATATTGAACACCTTCTGAAACAAAAATAGAGCCGGGAGGGCAGCCCGTGTCAGGAGGGTCAATACAAGATGCACCGACGCCCTTACCGGAAAACGAGCAAAACCCATTATTCAAGCAGACACTCATATTAATTTTAAACAGGCAAGAACCATCGCAGAAAGTAGTCTGAGTACTTCCACCATTTCCGACATGCTCGACACCGACCGGACAATCGGGATAACACAAACCGGAAGCAGCTTCAACTACTAAGGGAGGAACGCAAGTACCGTCTGGTTTTGGGGAATCACCAGGATTCGCGCCGGCGCCACCACCACCGGAAGGACTGCCACCGCCAGATGTGCCTGTCTGATCAACTACACAGGTTCCCGCCGTGACAACCAAACCGGGCGCACAAGTGCCGTCTACCTTGGGTGGGCCACCGGCTGAACCGGGAGTAGCGTCAGCAGGATTGATACAGGCCACACCGTTAACATTTCCGTCCTTGATCGAAATCGGCTGCATGACTTTAGGCAAAACACAATTAATAGCTGGCCCGCAAGTATTGGTAGGAATATCACGAACCATGGGATAAGTGCAGGAAACCGGATTAATACAGCGGCCCGAACCATTATCAATATGTGGCGATATGCAAGGACCAGGAGAACCAGAAACAGTTCGATATGCATCAGAAGAATTAAGGCCTGGAAACTGGCAAGAAAACGTAACATCACTGTAGACATAGTAGCAAGCACGCGAGATTGACGAACAAAAGTTACCGCACATAGCGCCGACACTAACAGCGGACATGCCACCATAAGACACTTCGGAACGGACAGGCGCAGAAATGAAAAAAAGCGCCAGAATCAGAATTCGGAGGATGTTCATAGCTTGAGATTCATCCAGACGACAACAGCCGACACCCAGCCAAGGGTGAATAGGGTTAAATCCCATAGATCGTTTATTGATGGCATGAGAGAAGTGGGCCGGAAGACCAACGGAGGCAGGAACCCGGCCCGACAGTCTTACTTTTGCAACGCGGTAGAGATGAAGCTCATGACGCTCTGCGAACCCTTCTTGGCCAAGATGTAGCCGATGCCAATCACGGCTACCGCCAGTATGGCAGTCACGACAGTGGAAACGTCAATAGCTGTAGTCAGGGGTGACAGATCAGGGCCAGCAGCGAACGCCGAGGCGGAGACAAGCAGACCCGTTACGGCTGCACAAATTTTTTTCCAAGTTGCGAACATGATTTACTTCCTTTCAACAATTTGCCGGAACCGTCCGGCTACGCCTACCACCATCACCACAGTGCGTAGTTTTTTTCGGGGGGTTTAGCCCCAAATCTGGCGACTCTTGAGGGTTTGAATCACGTAGCCAATGCCGCGCGAAATAACCGCCAAAGTCATAATAAAAATAAATCCCCATGCCCACAGCGCCGCTCCGCGCTCGTAGTCGTAAGGGGTGTTGAGCGTGTCCAAATAACCTTGGCTGGTTGCATCGAGTACATAGGTGCTGACCGACACCGGAGCAGACCCGGCAGGACAAGGCAGGGCTGGCGTTGCGGAAGCCTGGCAGACCAAGATCGTTTGGAGGGAGCCGATAGGCATTACGCGGCTACCTGTAAGGGTTGGACTTCGGTCAGATCGAGAATCAATTGCTCGATAAACAGGACTTCGAGGTAGCCTTGTTCGGTGCGTAATGCGTCCAGACGCTTTGCCAAATCGTGCAAGTGCTGATTCGGCGGCTGGCCAGGTGGACAGAAGCGGGTTAGGCGCGATTGCATGGATTCTTGCGGCATCATGCGGCCTGCTGCACCTGAGTTTCCTGCATTGCCCAATACCAGTCAGGTACGGCGAGCGGGGAAAGGCTGATGACTTCCAGACGGGTACTCAGGCGAGTCACATCGCAGGGCAATTTAATGTCAATGCCGTAGGGCAGCAATTCCTTACGCCAACGGTTTTTTGTCCAGCGGCTTTTGGTGCAGAGCCAGAGGTTTTCCCCATCGCGCCAGCGCATCGCCACGCCACGGAGATTTTCCGGCATGTCTTCGAAGTGATTTTGCTGAACCGTGTTACGCGTCAGCACATCGTTGAATTTTCCGTAGATGATGTTTTCCATGTTGGCACCCGGTAGCCACTTTCTGAGGTCTTGAAGTTCGTATTTTTTGAGGTAGCGAGATTTGAGGCTGATTTCATGGCGAAGTAGGCCGACTTCCTTGACCCAATCGCTGAGATGATCCGTTGCATGTTTGCCCATTTCGAGAAATTTGTTATAGAGCTTGGCATACCAGAATTTCGACCCTTCGTTCCACGATATGCCTGCAATACCGTATGGCTTGGGAACGGCACGCGAGCCGTGCGCGCCGTGGATGGCTTGACCGGAGAGGAAGTTCACCACGCGCCCCGCGCGTTCCTGATTCCCGGAGAAATAGTTGCAGGTCAAATCTAAGCGGGTGATCTGGCAACCGGTACGCATTACCGAATCCTTGCCTTGAAAGAATGCGTTATCGTCAATCTGGCTGAACGCCGGAAGGCCGAAGGAGCGCAACAATTCGTTAGCTTTTTCCAAGCACTGCCAGACCGTGAGGCCGAACACGTTATCCGGGCGGCCAAGGCGGCTGATATTGCCGTCCAGTAGCACCCGGAAGCCATCGCAGAGAATGCGGACTTTGGTATCGTAGCTTTCCACATGCTCTATCTTGCGCTGGGTAGTCCACTCGATTTCCCCATCATTGTCCACGGAGAGCACACAGCCGTTGTTGACCACCGGCAAGCCGCCTTCAGGGTAGATTTGATAGGCGCTGAACCAGTCGCAGAAAACGGTGATTTGCGGTTTTTTTGCTGGCTTGTTGGTGCGCTCAGAATTCCAAGACTTTTTCGAAGCCGGAAAGGCGCTGAAAAGTTGACATGCATCAATGTTAGTAGTCACTAACAACTCGGAATTTTGCACCACAGCAGAAATCATGCTGCAAGCCCGATGTTTAAAGGCGTTTCCGCACTTTGTTCAAGGGTGCCTCGGTGCATTTTTGCACCAGAGTTTACGTGTAACTGGACACGTAAACTCTTTCCGTGCTCCTCGACCACGGGAAAAATTCCCGCTTCGCAATCCGAAACGATCACCGGCAACGACTTATCGAACAGTACCGCCCAAACGGGCATCAGCAAAGCGCATGAACGGGTAATATCGGGAATGGGCTGGACGAACCAGTAACCGCCGATTTTTTCCAGCTTGGGAAAGGGCAGGGTGGCATCGTGATGGACACAGCCCGCGCAGACGGTCAGCTTTCCGATGCGATGCGTCTGCATCACATGGGAAAGCCCCCCGGCAAGGCCGAGGGAATAGGCGGAAATGTAGTGCAGGGCCATATCAGTAAGGCACGGAACCCAAACGGGTGCTTGCGTCTGGATCGGGCGATTCGGCGAACGCCCGGAAAATCTTGTGGTAGTGCTTTTCCGCAGAAATGCGGTTGGGATACCACTGATGGGCCACATCGGCGGCACCGTCTTTCAGCACCACCACCAGCACCCGCCCGGTTAACGGGTCTTCGACAAAGGCGATATTGAAATCGAGATTTTCGTAGGACGGGGCCATGATCAGGCCGCTTTCTTGACGATCAGGCCGGTGACCACGGTTTGCATCCGTCCGAACACCATTTCCGAGTCGGTGGACACTTCGACCTGGGCGGGGAATTGAACATCCTTGAACTGGTCGATACAGTCGTTACGGCAACCGATTTCGCCTACCTGCATCCCGTAGCCGAGGCGCTCGTAATGGCCGCCGTCTTTGGTATCGCCGCCCCCGGGTTCGAAGGGAACGAGGAATTGCATGTTGGCCATGTCGTAAGGTTTACCGGCGGCAACTTTCTTGCAGGAAATGCCGTGAGTGCGGGAAATGTTGAGAGCGTGGATTTTCAT